CGCCAACAAAGCCCTCGGCACTTACCGACGTACCTTCGCCCCAACCGCCGTTACCCCAGCTCGGGTAGCCCCACCCGCCAAAACGGACTGTGTCGTCCACGCGGAAGGCAACAGTGCCGACAGCGCCGGTACCAGAGACCCCAGTCGGAACGAATATGTCGTCAACGCGGAACGCTACGGTGCCAACAGCCCCGGTTCCGGACACGCCCGTAGGGACTTTGATGACACGCGGGACAATTGATCCAACAGAGCCGGTGCCGGACACGCCAGTAACAGCAGCCGTCTCGTTGACTGCGACGACGACCGTGCCTATAGCGCCAGCTGCTGAAATCCCGGCGACGGGGAAAATTAAACGAGGAACTACAGAAGACACAGTGCCACTGGCAGACACGCCCGTGACGGGAACAACATCGTCGATACGGATAGAGACGGTGCCAACATCGCCCGTCGCAGACACCCCAGTGACGCCGACAAGTTTGCCGACAGCGATGGTCACTGAACCTACGGAACCAACCGCTTCTACCCCGTCCACCATGTAGCAGGGGAATATGCCGCCGAAGCCGTTGTAGCCCCAACCACTTTCGCCCCAGCCTTTTAAACAGGCGGTCTTTTTAGCTAACAGGGTGAGCAGCATTGTAGGCTATCCCAGAGTGCGAAGCTTCGCAGGCAAAAGAGTAACCGCTTACCCGCCCTCTAATACAGCGTCATACCAACGCTATAATCTCTTGGCTCACGGTTGAAAGGTGCGACTGCAGAAGCACAATGTCGTACTTGTCTGTGCCATCAATAGCCGCGTATGCCGCCATTCTACCGCCTACTACAGCCGTACCGCTCTGCAAAAAATCAGTTGGGGTGTATGGGGCCATAGCCCTGTTCTTGGCATCAAACCTAACAATTTGGTTCACCGCAGAGGCCACGTATGCGTTGACGTAGGTAAAGCGCCCCTCCTGCCCAAATGGGGCATACGCGCCAGTGGTGCCCGTGCCCAGCGTCACCCCGCCGTCATACGTAATCGCCCCGGTCCACGCCCCAGTAACGCCCCCCGCTATGTCGAACAAATCCAGCGTAGTGGCGCCGCCTCGGAAGAAGTAGTTGTAGCTGTGCCTTGCGTTTCTGGCGGGGTCTATCTCTATACCAAAAGACGGCGCCCACAGGTTGCCAGCGGCGTTTACCGCAGGCCCCACGGCGTAGTACCCCGTTGACCAATTGTTAGCAGAAATAGTGTTGGTACCGTTTGTCATGGACGCATCGGTGTAGTTGTACACGTATGTGGTGGTGTTTGCCGCTGTCCTGAGAACAATCTGGTTGGGCTGCTCTATGACGAACTTGGCACTGCTGCTCGGGGTGACGGTCCAGTTCGCGCCCATAGTGTAGACGGCGCTCGGTCCCGCCGTGTGGCTGGCAATGATGCGGCGCTGCCCAACTGCAGTTGTGTTCACCGTGTCCTGCACAATTCGTATCTGGAAGTTTCGGTACTCGTTGGCCTTTACTGCCGCGTCGCCAAGGGCGGCTTGTCCTGTAATTGTACCTGCAGCTGCCGCTGTGGCGGATAGCGCTTTGCGAGACACGAGGTTGTTATCGTACTCGAACGTGCCCTTCACCATACCCTCGCCCGGCTCGCAGTTGTACGGGGTGTACTGCTCGTCCATGACAAGGATTGCGCTGTCTGTGGCAATCGTCGGAAGGTTGGTGGTGCCAAGGTTGGTCAGGGTGTTCGTTGCCACCTCAAAAGAGCGCCAAGACGCCGCAGCGATTGCGCCGGAGCCGAGCATTATGACTCGACCCGACAATATCTCATAGCGAGCGCCAGTGGCGGGGGTAAACGTGAACACGGCATCGACGGTTATAACCGGTGTGGTCCCGCTGGTGTTACCAACTATGAACCGCTCTTCGGTTTTTCCCGCAACAGTGTCTATGATGCGGATTTTGAACCCGTAGTCCCCGGAACCGCCACGGTTCGCCAACATGTTTACGCCAACTGCTGTGGGGAGCGCCGTAGACAGCGTTACGGAGCTGGTCGTGGCCCCTGCCGCTATGGTCCCGACCAGAGCAAAACTGGGCGCAAAGCACGACGTGGAGCTGGCAGCTACCGCTGATACCCCGGAGCTGACCGCCAGTCCCCACGCTTTCGTGACGATATTGAAACGGTTGAGCGCCGTGGTCGAGATCAGGTTGTACACAAACGGATTGCGCGACACATCGCTACGCAGGTCAGAACACATAGACGTGCCCGCTGCACTGGCGTTCGGAGACGGCGCCACTTGCGCCCACAACAACCTATCTATTACCTTCTTGAACGTGTTCGCCATTTACGACCTCATGTGATTCGTGATCTTACGCAGGCGTTCCACGCCGCAAGGTTTTGCCCGTACACCTGAATCTGGCCTTGCAGCCCGCCAATACTGGCCAAGTTGGTAACGGACGCCACTGTCGATACCGTGGTCACCGTGGTCACTGTAGATACCGTGGTAAGTGTGCCGCTTTCTATGACCCCGGTAACGCGTTGACGCTGCAGGGACTTGTCGTACCCCCTCGGGGAGTCCATATACTGCAGGAGCAGAGTCGTAGCAACGCTGTCGTCAGAATGAATCATCACTGGCAACGGCTGCACGGCAGATACGTCCTCCGCCGCGCCATCTTCCCCAAACGCCAGCTTTACTCTCTGGTAAAGGGCGCCGCCAACGTCATCCGCTGCAATTATCGCCCCCGCTCCGGGAGTGTATCCGACGTTATCTGTCATAGAGACCTCACGCTATGCGAATAATCGCAGTAGCCGCTGCAGCAGCAGGGAACTGAATCTGGAAGTCGCCGCTGGAAACAGTCTGGTCACCGCCGAAGCTCAGTACAGCCGCTGCCCGGTTTGTGGAGCTGGTGTTGTAAATCAGCGCCCCGCAAGTCGTGAAGGTGGCTGACGTCCACGTAGTGTCCGCGAAGTCAGTGAACCCTGTGGTGCCGGAGGTCGTCGGCGTCACGTTGGTCAGCGTATTGCCGCCCGTGGTGTAGCCGCTGCCGCTGCCCAGCTCGTCGGTAGACAGGTTGCTGTAGTTGGTAGTTGCAGCACCAAACGTACCCGCGCCCGCAGCCGTAGCTTTGAGCAGCGCGATCTTGAACGTGTTGCCGGTGCCGTTCGTAAAGTTGTGCAGAGCCTGCAGAATCTCACCCTTGAAGCTCGTGGGCATCGCGGTTGTGACAGAAATTGGCATGTTACATCTCCAGTAGTTTTACAAGCTCCGGATGCCCAGCGGCGCGGAAGCGGTTAGTGAGTGTAGTATGGTTGGATTTGACCGCTTGGCGCAAGGCTTCCACCAACACGACCCGTATTTGTTCTTTGTAGGCTTCTGCCTGCGCCCTGATAACAGGGTTGGAGCGGTCGCCTATGTAAATGATTCTGTCCAGCGTCCTCTCCGCCAACTCCTCTGGAGTGAACCCGCGCCCTGAAACTGAGGTCGCTGTTATAATCCCCAGAGATGCCCCGCCTGCTGTGCTTATCATCCTGCTATCTTCCTCTTGGTTTTATAATTATGGCTTATGGTCCCGGCGATGCTGAAGGGACGGGCAGACGGATCATGCCGTCTCGGTACTCGTCTCTTCGACGACGGCCCTGCTGCTCAATGCCCAGACCTTGAATCGCCTGCTTGTAGCTTGCATCGAAGAAGGCCAGCATCTCTGCGGGGCCTTTGGTGTAACTGTAGGCCTGAATCAGGCAGGCGTATAGAAGTGCCTCTGGGACATTGTCGCTGATCCACGTCGTCGGATTGGCAGAAGAAAGCTGCGCAGGCCTGTAGAGATACCCCAGCTCCACTGTGTAGTTGCTGTTCGGCGTAGGGGCCACATAGAACGTGTTCTGGTCCCACACAGAGTAGTACTTCGGCACGCCTGTGGTGGCTCCGTCTGCCCAGTACTCTTTCATGAAGGAGGTGTCTCGGAAATCCAAGAATACCTGATCGTCCCCCACCGTGACCATCATGTAACGGTGAGTCAGGAGGTCGCTCGGCGCAGCCAGAAACTTGTTGCCACTGGTCATCGTGCCTGTGGATTCTTTCTTGAAGACATCCAAGTCAATGTCACGCAGGATCCGGTTCTCAGCCATCGTGATAAAGGTGTTGATCACGGCGCTGCTGAAGACGTTTGCATCGACGTTGGTGTAGTTCCGAATATTAGTAACCAGCTCGTCGTATGTCATCAAGTTATCCCCACGGTGACCTGTCCAACGTAGCCAACGCCTTCGACAGCATTTTGCTGCGGGAAGGGCTGCATGTTCACGGTATTAGAAGCGCTGCCAATGCTTTGAAACGCAGAGTCTGCAGGCACTCCCAAGTACACAACGACTGGCTCTACCCTGTCAGGTCTAGGGTCGCGTAGCGCAATCGCATCGCCAGTATATCGCAAAGGCTTGATTTGCGGCTCTTTCGGCTCGTAGTCATCTGGACAAACCATGAAGCCGCGCCAGTTTTTGCGCAACACTTTGTACGGGTATCTCTGCCCACAGAAATCGCACAGGCCATACGAGAACTTACCCGTTGCAAAAGCCATCTCACACCCCGAAATCAGGGACTATGTGGAAACTTGCAGTGTCCCTATCCTCTAAAGCGGCCCGCTGAAAGTCTTCTTCATAGATCTGCTTCAGCGCACCGGTCCTGTCTGGCATGTACTTCAGAGAAAGCATGTAAGACAGGCCTGAGGCCAGACATGGAAGAAACCGGAAGTTCACGTCTGAAGTGTTTTCGTAACTTCCTGCGTCTTGAATGCGACGTATCCGGTAGTAAACGAAGGTGTACACCTGATCTGCCGCCGGATACAGATACACCTGCGGAGTGTTACTACGTTCCACGTAGAACTGTGCAGGCCGCGCTTGGGTCGTCTTGTTGGGCAGATCCAAGTACTCCTCGCGGCTGATCCGATCGATGGAGACATCCTGCTGCTGGCCTGTCGTGTTCTGGCGGATAACCGCAGACAGGACGTTGACCGTATCCAGCGGAAGATTTAACACCCGGCTGCCCTGCGTCAGTGCGATCGTCGATTCCTCGATCGTCCACAGGTTCAGGCCACGGTTGGCCCAGTCCAAGAACAACAGATTCAATGAGCGACGCGCCGAGGAAAGCTGATACCCAGAGGTCATCCGCAATCCGCAGCGCTCGAAGGCCTCCTCAATAAGGTCGTCGATGCTCAAATTGAAATCTGTGGTTCCAGATGTGCTCATGAGCAGACCGCGCAGCTCTTAGTTTTGCCCGTCGCCATTTTCTTTTTCTTCTTGGCCATGCCGCCTTTTGCCATCATGACGGGCCCACTGGTCTTGCTTGTTTCAGACAACATTCGGTTTCGAGGACCCTGTCCAACTGCGCCACCGCCCCGTGTTGCCGCACCCATTCCACGTCCAGCCATGTCACTATCCTCGCTTTTTTGGTTTTTTAGCCGTTTTGGCAGATTTCGTAAATGCCGAAATTTCAGGAGCACCCTTGCTACCCGGTTTGCGCACTGACTCCCCGGATCCAGCCTTGATGCGCTCTCTTTTTGCATGAATATTTGCGTACAAGCCTTTTTTCGTAGCCATCAGCACTTCCACCTTCGTCTCGCCTGCCTGAGCCTGCTATCCGGATCCTTCGCGGCCTCTGGGAAGTCCTTCATTTGACCAGCTGATCGCGCGCAAAACGACTTGCGGCGCTTGGCACGAGCAGGGGCTGGGCTGTCTTCGGTCACCGCAGTCTTGAGCTTGCTGCCCGGATTGGCTTTGCGGTATGCCGCCACGCCTTTCTCAGTCATGCCAGCCCCAGACTTGGTTGGGCGGAAATTACCGCTCTTGACCGAAGTCTTGATGCCCATGTCCTTGCTCTTGGTTGCCATCAGGCAGCCGCTCCGCCTTCAAACAACAGGGTCACGCTTGTGACCTGCGCGTCATTGAAGTCGATGAAGACCCCCTCATCAAACAGAACCCCCATGTCAGGGATAATGAGGTCGTAGCCGCCAGCTGCGGCAGGGGTGGTGAGCGTCATCTTTGCGGTGCCTGCCGTAGTGGTGCCGTTCTTCAGTGCAAAGGACGACGCGGTAGAGGAGCATGTAAAGTACACCCCCACCACTCTGGTGCGGCCCGTGATGGCAGAGGCATCTGCCGTCTTGGTGACCGTTTGAATATTACTGAAGCTCATGCGACTTACTCCTTAATGAGACCCTGCAGTATCATCGCTTTTCGCGCAGCAGAGCCCACGGGAGGCAGCTCTGCAGGTGCAACGGCTGGCGCAACTACGGGTTCCTTGGTGGTCTTTTTGGCCGGCTTTTTGGCCTTTTCGACATCACTCATGGATTACTCCTTATCGGGTCTGCGCGCCGAAGATGTAGTCCAGCGTGGTCGCACGGGTGCCAGAGGCACTGCCTGAAAGACTCATCGCCGCCAGCGCCATGTTCTCAGTGTCAGGAATGTTGGTCTGGTGAGTTGCAACCAGCTTTCCATTGATGAAGAAATAGACGACGCCAGTTCCTACTGCTTGAAAGCCAAGAACAACGTAGGTGTCGTTTTCCAGATCGACCAGCGAGTCTGTGGAAGTCTCAACTCCGCCTTTCTCTGTTTTGCACAGGATAGAGGCATTGCCGTCGTCCACTTGGAACACGATGCGGTCAGCGGCAGTCAGCATGTTTTCTGGGTTGGTCACAAAGTTTACGGTCAGGCCGACACAGATATCAGTCTGAGCAGCATCATTGCACTTCAGGCGCGTCTGGAAGTAGAGCACCTTGTCGGCGTCTACTGAGAAAACTTCGTTGCCCTGAATCGAGGCGCCGTCGTTGTCGGTCGTTGCGGCGGAAGTCAGGGCAACTTCGCCACCTACTGTGTCGGCCACGATGGCAACAGAGGCGCTTGCGTCTTTCACCACAGTCCAGTTGTTTGTGCTGTCGATGGCTACTTCTACAAAGTCATCGAGGAGAGAGAAGACAGACAGGTTTACGCCGATGGGCATATCTGCCATGCCAGCAAAATAGGCTGTGTTGTTTGCGCCAGAATAGAGTACGGGACCGGAGAAATGCGTATTCGCCATTTGAGAGCCTCACATGCGAGTGTTGCGCTTCAGTCTGCATGTCGTCCGCCCGGTCGGTCTGCAGCGCGTAAATGGTTCCGGGGATGCCCCCAATATATAGAAAAAAAAGGGGAGCTACAAGAGCTCCCCTCTTTCATGCAGGCCCTAGACTTACGGAGTGCCGGGCGAGCCGAACATGCCGCGCGGGTCGCTGAAGCCGAAGCTGTAGCGCTCACGAGCCTTGTATCGCACGTTACCGGTATCGAAGTCGCCTTCAAAGCCGGTCTTGATTGCGGCGCGGTTGAACATCTTCATGCCGTTCGGAGCGTCTGTCTTGATGAAGAACGCATCTGGATCGACAAGGAAGTGGTTCACAGTGTAACCCTGCGGAACCATGCCCATGTTGCGGATGGCATTGATGTCGTTGTCGGCTGTGCCTACGCGCAGCGTTGACTTCATAATGCGATCAGCAGTGAACTGAAGCTCTTTCGGGATGATCAGCTTCAGGCCCTGAATAGCGATCTTCAGGCCACGCTCATCAGTGAAGGCGGCGATATCAATCAGCGCCTGCTCCAGAGAGGTTTCAGACAGGTCTGCAGAAACAGACAGCTCGTTGCGCAGATCCGGGCCACCCAGCGTGGGGTGATCGGTCGCGCACAGCGGCTTGCCGTCGCCACCAACAGAGGTGGTGAAGGCGCCGTTCAGGATGGCAGCAGCTCTGATTTGCTTGGTCTGCGCCATTGAACGAGCCAGTGCCTTGGTGTAACGCACAGACAGACGATCGTAGAGGTTATCTTCTACAGCTTCTTCTGTCAGGCTGAACGCCAGAGCGATGGTTTCGTGGGTGTAGCGAGCCGTGTAGACTTCCTGCGCGCTGTCATATGCGACACCTGCGCCTTCATTCTTGGTCGGGGCTTCACCGAAACCAGACAGCATGACTTCTTCTTCAAATGCGCGGTCGGAAGATTCGATTGAGTAAATCTCCGCGTGCTCATTTTCGTAGTTGTCATACTCCATACCGAACAGAGCATTCAAACCGGGCTCAAGTTCGGCGACTAATTGGGAACGAGAAATAGCCATGAGTTAGCTCCTATTCGTTAAGGCGCAGTATTGGCAACGCCAGTGCTGCCATACAGGTGCGTGTTGATTTTAACCACGACATCAACGTGATTTGTTGCACGCTCATTGCCGGGAGTGTTGTAGAAGCCCACAATCTTCAGCACCAGTGTTGCAGTGTTGGCGATCAGCGAGGAATCCAACTCAGTGGCAGACACACCAGTAAAGGTGCTGCCAGCGGTGTAGGCGATAGGGGCATTGAGCCCGATGTCTGCCTGCACAACGTCTTCGTCGGCCTGAATCAGGAACAACTGATTTGGGTCATCCAGCACTTCTGCGGTGATAACACCGGCAGTGATGTTGACGGAACCCGGATAGTAGTTCTTCCATGTGGGCTTGCCACTTGTCGGATCAATGTAGTTACAGCCATTGAATACGCCCAGCGCTGACGTGTGCAGCGTGGAATCGTACTTGACGACATAACCGCCAGAGAGGGTGACCAGATCCCCTTGATAAATTGCGCCAGACTGGCTATCTGCGATCTCATAAGCGTACTGCTTCTGAGCTCCAGTGGCGGACAAATTACCAAGCGGGCGCAGGCCAAATGCCTTGTCTACGTTTGCCATAGTGAAATTTCCTTTTGAAAGAGATTATTCGGAGGACCGAGATCCACCGACGCTTACTTTGGACTGCCGCTCTGGGGAATGTATGCGCATGCTCGAATGCGCATTACTCTTCAGCAGGTCGTTGTCTGCAGCCTTGATTTGATCGTGTGTACGGCTCTTATAAAACGCCCGTCTCTCGTCTGCTGTTTCGTCGGGGATTCTCGCCAGAACAACGTCACCAACAGAAATCACGCCGGCATGTCGTCCGTCGTCCAATGCCTGCCCTGAAAACTCAGGGTACTCATCGGCACGCACTAACTCATAGCCTTCGCGCATTTTTGAGCTGATGTTCATTCTGTCGTCAACCCCACCAGCCTCTCGTCTGATCCAGCGGTGCTTATAACCATCTGGCGCAGGAGGAGCATCGAGTCGTGAGGGAGGTGCCCAAGGCTTGCGACGCGCAGCAGTTTCTCGAGATTCAGAGCCTCGTGCGCTGCGATTTAATTTTGGTACAACAATGTCGTTTTCGCTCATGGTCATTACCTTTTCACGTATTGGGCGTATTTTTCGAGCGGCACCCCTAGTTTCTTTGCCATCGCAACTTCACTAGGTTTGAGCCGGATCGAACGGCGTGCTGAAGTATTCAGTCCCGATGATCGGGTCGCAGAGGCAACGGTTTGCACGGGTCGGCTGCTTCTGGTTTGTTGGGGCGCAGACTCAGAAAACTTCTTTGGGAAGATTTCCTGCATTCTGCGATCTATCTCATCATAGTACTCATCTGACTGTGGGTCAAATCCTTCATTTTTAACAAGATCGACATGAATTCCTCGAACCGTGTTGGTCATCACAACGTCCGAGCCAAACCATGTATTCTTCTCTGCCCACTCCTCTGCACGCACATCCGCGCGTCGGGGGGGCTGCTGAACCGGAGTCTGCTGCTGCGCGGACTGCGGCACCTGCTGCTGTATCCGGCGAACCTGAGCCTCTTGGTCGAGGAGCTGGCGCTGCTCCATGAGGGTCGTCGTCAAGCGCTGACTGGCCTCAGTCTCGGTATCAATGTCACCCTCTTCGCGCGCATGGCGGATGACGTTCTTCAGCGCAGTGATCTGTGTTTCAACGCGACCCTTTGCCTCCCCGACACGCGCAACCGCCGTCTGCTCGTACTGCTTCTGCAGCTCTTCGTTTCGGGTCTGGACGCTTTTGGCGTACTCAAGTGCCGACTGCTCGCGGCGCTCAGTCTCGCGCAGGCGTGCTGTCAGCTTATCGATGCGCTTTTTGACCTTGTCGGAGTACTGGTCCAGCTCCTCAGAGTTCGGTCCATTCTGCACAACGCTGGTGGTCTTCCCCTGCGTATCCTCAGAAATGGTTACCGTCGCCTCCTGCTCACCGTCCCCGATATCAAATTCCAACTTCTCTTCTGAATCGATCATCATAATTTCCTCATCACTTGTGCAATATACTTGCGGGATCGGACACAATTCCCAAAATCTCATCATCGTTCAGAAGGCGAATTTCCCCGCCCTCAATCTGGATTCGAGATCCGGCGTAACGACCAAACACCACCCAGTCACCGGGCTTGCACCACGCGCCGTCGGGGAACTTGCTTTCGTCTGCGTAGGCGAGCGGCCCCAGCTTGAGCACGTAGCCCACGTTGGTTGCCAGTTGAGTGCGTTCAGTGGTTTCTTTGGTCAGCACAATGCCGCCCTTTGATGTGCCAGCGCCGCGATAGGGCAGCAGCGCAAGGCGCCACCCAGTTGGCTGGGGTATCAGGTCCAATACGCTTTGCGAGAGTCCCTCGTCGGGGACCTTGCCGTCATCGTTGTAAGCGTCATTGAGCGAGGGTTTGGCGTTTGATTTTTCTTGCGCCCATTTTTCTTCAAGCGTTGTCAACTTTTGTTGCATCGTTCAATCCTCTGAGTGTTTATCAAGTTCGCCTTTCACAATGCTTTCTGAAAGCCGAATACCTTCCAAGCGCCCCATCAGATAACGATACCGCTCCATGTCGTTGACCCCGCCGCTCAGCACAAGCTGCTGCGTGTCGTGCTCTATGCGTTTGATCTCTTTTAAAACTTTTTCAGCAAAAGTGAGCATGGTTTTTTCCATGTAAGCAGAAGGTAATCGCCACCGTCTGAAAGGCGTCAAGCAGTCATTTAGTAGATCTTTACGTCTCTGTTTCCGTCTTTTTTCTTCACTATTCTGGGTTTTACCGCCCCTCCTTCGTTCATCTTGCGTGATTTCCCTGCCTCGGAAAGGGCAATGGCAACAGCCTGCTTATTGGCAGCAGCCTTGCTCTTTGGCCGAGACGTGCCGATCGTACCCTTCTTTTCGTATGATCGCATCGTCTCGCCTATGTTTTCGCTGATAACCTTGCGGCTTTTACCCTTCTTCAGCGGCATTATCTGCCTCCTGCTGGCAATGTGGGGGTTGGTTTTGGTGTATTGATGCGCTCGCGAGCGACATCAAAGCGACCTTGCGCAATCTTCTCCTGAGAAGCAATGCGCTCATCGTTTGCCTGCGAATTTTCTTGAATGCGCAGCTGTTCGTTTTTCAAAGCCTCCTGCTTAACCTGTATTTCAGCCTGATCCTTCGCCGCGCGCTGCTTCAACTCCTGCTCCTTGAGGGCAACAACAGGATCAGGGCCCTCAGCCCCTGTGCCCGCCAGTGTTGCCTGCATCGCCTTCACGTCCATCAGGTATTTTGCGACGTTCAGCGATATCATCGCCTCGCGCTGCATGTCGGATACCATGCGATCTGGATCGTTGCCATATTGGGTGAACAACTGCACCTCGGCGTCCTCCTCTGCCTTCAGGCGGACGTGATCCATGATGTGCTTCTGCAGCTCCACAGCCGCCAAGGGGTTGCCCTGCACCAATGGAGAGAGCCCCATGATCAAGTGAGAGGCAATGTGCGAGTCGTGCTGCTGGCCAGCAAACGCTTTGAGCTGCTTGCCGTCGATCGCATCGATATTCTCGCTGGCAGGATCCTTAGGTTTCTGATTGGTCTGGGTCTTCAGGATGCCGTCGATGTCGCGCACGTTCATGGCCTGATAGACGCGGTAGTAGGCCTCGTACATGTTGTGCATGTTCGGAGCGCTCTGGGCCAACTGAAGCTGGGTCTGAGCCAAGGTGATGCGCTGCGCAGAGGAGAAGACATTGGGGTCGGCAACGGGCAAAACCGAGACCTTATTGTCAAAATCCGCCTTCTTGATAAAACGAGATGCGCCGGGGACATCGTAGGGGTACTCTGGCGGTAAGTATTGCCCAAAACCCCGGAACAGCATCTCAAACTCTTGCGTCTGCGCGTAGTACAGGCGCTTGTGAATGGCCGACATCACCATAGAGCCGCGCTCAAGCAGCGCAAGGGTAGTGCCCACAGCGGCCTGCTGATTGGCGTCACCAACTTGCATGTCGGCGGTGCTGGCGAGGCGCCTGCCGGCGTCCACGGTGAACCCCAGAAGGGCGAAAAGGGTCTGACTCGGCTCTTTATAGGGTAGCGGCATCAGTGAGGATGACAATTCTGCCCCGCCAGCGTCAATATCTCGCCATTCACCCGGCTGGATCGGCTTATCATCGTCTGAGATCCGCGCGCCCTTGGCCTTAAAGCCTGCGGGCAGGTTGTGAAGCGTGCCAGAGTCCAATAATTGACGCAGCGCAGCGGTTGCGGTCTTGGACAGACCGCCAATCAGGTGGACGAAGCCCAAACCATAGGCGCCAAGGCCAGAAACCAGTATGTAATGCCCAAAATACTCTTTTCTGATGTGCAGCGGGTCCTCTTCTTCCCAGTTTCGACGCACACTGATCACTCTTCCACTGGTTTCGTCAGTTGTGACCACATACGGCAGCTTGATTCCGGTCGGTTCGCCATCCTCGCCCACGTCTTCGTAACCGGGGATGTCCAAATCAACGTGAAACTCCAGCAAAGAGATCTCTTCTGGCTCTCCAGCCGACTGCATTCCGGTAATTCGGTCGATAGTTGCGCCAATCTGGTCTTGTGTGATGCCAGAACCGTCTGGTGACACCTCAATATCGATGTATTCACCCGCATAAACACGCTTTTTGAACTCATTTGAGTCCATCGCAATGCGATGCGTGATGCGCCGGCACTCGGAAATCACGCTCGAGCCGTGATAGGGG